ATGCTAAAGGGCATGAGCTATTGAAAATCGTTGAAATTAAAGAGGCATTACAAAAACGTTATACTGAAAACGCGATGGGAACGAATGAACTGCTGCACCATTTAGCTGAAATCGCGCGCGGCAATATTGACGATGTGATAGACGATAAAGGCAACTTGGACTTAGCGCGCGCTAGGGAACTTGGCAAGTCACCGCTGATTAAAAGTGTGCGTAGTAAGACGACGCTCTACACGGATAAAAATGGCGACGGCGGCGAAACGTTTGAAACGGAAGTCGGCATGTATGATCGCATGAAGGCGTTGGAACTCATTGCGCGTCACCTATCGCTGTTTAACGATAAGGTGATAGTGCAGGACTGGCGTTCAGAACTTATCGCGCTGGTCAAACAAGGGAAGTTAGCACTAGCCGATGTACAAATGGAACTAGGGCATGAGCTTGCTCAAGACTTATTTATCCGAGAAAGCGTATCAAGCCTACCTAGTGGAGAAAGCTAGTCGCTTAATCGCTAAGGCAAAAGCGCAAGATTGGCAAAAAGCGGTCAAATTGCGGACACCCCATGCGAAACAGCAGGCGTTTATCGACAGTCCTGCAAAGCGCAAGGTGATACGCGCTGGCAGACGTGGCGGTAAAACGACGGGTATCGCTATCTTGGCAATTCAGGCGTTTATGCACGGACGGCGCGTGCTGTATGCGACCCCTTCACACGACCAAATCCAAACCTTTTGGTGGGAAATCACTACTGCCTTACAACATGCCGTCGCCAGTGGCGCGCTCTACAAAAACGAGACCGAACACGTCATCGAAGTGCGTGGTACAAAGAACCGTATCCGTGCGAAAACCGCATGGAACGCCGATATGCTGCGTGGTGATTATGGCGACCTGCTGATTTTGGATGAATATCAACTGATGAATGAAGATGTGTGGGGGCGGGTCGGCGCGCCCATGATGCTCGATACCAATGGCGACGCGGTGTTTATCTACACCCCGCTATCACTGGCGACCAAAACACAAACCAAAGCCTTAGACCCACGTCACGCTGCGAAACTCTTTGCCTTAGCGCAGACCAAAGCCCCGCGCTGGCAAACGTTCCATTTTACGAGCCATGACAACCCGAATTTGAGCGTGGAAGCCTTAGAGGACATCGCGCAAGACATGACGGGGTTAGCGTATGAACAGGAAATTCTGGCTGAGGATAAAGACGAGGCGTTAGGCGCGCTGTGGACACGCGATACGATAGACCGCTTACGGGTGAAAGAACATCCTGATTTGACGCGGATTTACATCGGGGTAGACCCGACGGGCAGTGTGCATAACGAATGTGGTATAGTAGTAGCAGGCTTAGGCGTTGACGGACATGCTTACGTGTTAGCGGATTACAGTCTTAAAGGGACACCATCGCAATGGGCGCAAGCGGTCATTGAAGCCTATGATTTCTATGAAGCGGATAAGGTATTGGCTGAAGACAATTTTGGTAAGGATATGGTGATTTCCACTATTCAAAGCGCCGCAAGCGGGGCGAATATTTCTTTTGGGGACGCCCATGCCGCGCGCGGGAAAGCACGTCGCGCCGCGCCCGTTGCCGCCGCTTACGAGCGCGGGCTCGTGCATCATGTAGGAAGCTTCCCGCATCTTGAGGATGAAATGTGTTTGTGGATTGAGGGCATGAGCAAGGAAAGTCCGAACCGCCTAGACGCGCTCGTGTGGTCGCTCAAAACCTTGATTGCGGTACGCCCGCCGCCTGCTAACCAAACCGTGCTGAGAATTTATGACTAGGAGATCTTATGCATGATGTACATACGTTGAACAAAAATGCTGTAGATTGCACACAAGGCAACATGACCTATGTAAATGCGTGTCGCTTGTCTACAGGTGAGATAGAGGTATTTATCACGTTCAACCTGATATACCCCGACTATCGCGGCAAGCCGCAAGCTAAAAGCCTAGTGAAGGTCGTTATGCCTAAATATACCGCGCTAGAATTATTGCGTATTCTCAAAGAAAGTTTGGATGAAACCAAAACGGATGTAACAGACCATGCCTGAGACGATTGCGCGCTATACGCCCCCCTCGTTTGCCGATAGCGACAGCGGCGCAAATGCTGAATACTTGAAACGCAAGCAGCAGATTGCGCACTACCGTGATTATTACACGGGCGCGCATAAGCGCATGTTGACCACCGATAACATTGTGCTGAATCTATGCGCGCAAGTCATTAACGATATGACCGCATTTTGGGCAGGCGAGCCGCCACTCATTCGCGTTGAGGGCGGTTTTGACCGCGTGAAAAACCCAACGACGGGCGCGTTAGACGAAGTGCGCAGCCCTGAACAAATCACGCTGGACACCTTCTGGGAACAAAACAACTTTGCAGAATGGCTCGTTGAGGTAGCACTCAGCGGGCAAATTGCAGGGCATAGTTTCGCGCGCTTGATTATTGACGACGGCTTGCAATGGGAAGAAGCGGGCGCGGGGGTGAATGCGGCGGTACGGGTTGAACTGCTCGACCCGATTCTGACACAAGCCTTTTGGCGTGTTGAGAATCGCAAAGAGGCGCTGTGGTATCGCCTGAGTTGGCAAGAAATGAGCGATAAAAAGGCACAAGAGCGGCGGCAGGATATTGTTCCATTGTGGCTTTACGAGAACCGCGCGCCGGCGCTTACTGACGGTTGGCTGATTATCGAATATGTGGAAACAGGCGGACGTGCTTTTCAGGAAGTCGGACGGGATGCATGGAACTATCCCTTTGCGCCGATTGTGGACTGGAAAAACAAACACGCGCCTTTTGACTTTTATGGCAGTAGTGACCTCGCGGGCTTAACGCCGCTTAACGATAGCATCAATTTCATCACCTCGAATACAGGCAAGATCATCAAATATCATGCCCATCCCAAAACAATGGTACTTGGCACACAAGCCGAGCGCATTGTGCAAACGCCAGTTGAAGGCATCCTGAGTATTGACGATGAAAACGCGCGCATCGAAAACCTTGAAATGCAAAGCGACCTCGCTAGTAGTATGGCGTTCAAACAGCAGTTAGAAGATAAGTTCTTTGCAGCAGCGGCGGTTGTCGATATGGCGTCAATTCGTGACAAGCTAGGGCAGATTACCAATTTCGGCGTGCGGATGCTATTCAGCAAACAATTGGCACAAGCCAGCATGAAACAACGATTGTACGGTGACGCCTTCGCCGAAATCAGCCGCCGTGTGTTGGCAATTATGGGGACAGCCGTCAAGAAGCCCATCGTTTTGTGGAAAGACCCGCTACCACTGAACCTCACTGAAGCATTACAAGCAGCGGCGACCGCAATCAACTTGGAAGTCGAATCACGGCAAACGGTAACGGAGCAGTTGGGGCTAGACTTTGCGCTAGAGCAAGCGCAGATTGCTGAGGAACGGCAAGATCAATTGAATAAGCAAGTAGAGCGTATGACCGCGATTCAGCAAGTAGGGGGTGAGTAATGGCAAACCGCGCTGAGTGGCGCGCACTTCTGAACACCAACTATACGCCTGCCCAACGTGCGTTAGGAGAGGCGTATCAGCGCGTGGGGCTTGACCTCAACCCTTATGTTTCAGCACTCGAAAATGCGCTCACAGCGTTACCTGAAGGCACGCTTCCTACACAAGGTGTTTTACTCAGTTTGCCAGAGTATGCGCGACTGGTAAATGCCACTGAGGATGTAATGCAGCGCTTTGCAGTAACGGTAGAACGGGTAAGCGTCGCGCTCCAGAATACCGCGACGGAAAGTGGGTTAGCGATTGCCGAAAGTTTGGCAGGGCGCGCGGTGGCGCGCCAGTGGCGGCGAGCGTCAAGTGAAGCCGTTGCACAGTTGATTAACTTTGTGGACAGCCCCGCCATGCGCACTCGTTTTTTGCGGTTTGGGAGTAATGCCGCGCAAACAATCTCGGATACCATTCTCAGTAACTTCGTACAGGGGCGTGGGGCGCTGGCAACCGCACAAGCTATTCTTGAATTTTTAGACGTTGTGCCCTTGTCATGGGCAAATAACATGACACGCACGGTACAGGTCTACAGCTATCGTTATGCCAACCATGTCGCCTATCGTGCCAATGAACATTTGTTGGAAGGCTGGCGTTGGAGCAGTGCACGCGATAGCAAAACGTGTCTCTCATGCTGGTCGCAAGAGGGTAAGGTGTATCCCGTAACCCAGACGTTGAACGATCATCATCAAGGGCGTTGCGCGCCGATTCCGATTGTGCGCGGGAGCAGCCTCACATGGCAAACGGGCGAACAATTGTTTAATGCGTTGCCAGCGGATAGGCAATTAGAGATTATGGGGCGCGGGGCGTATGAGGCGTATCGGCGGGGGGACGTTCAGTTTAACGAGTTTAGCCGCCCGTATCAGGATACCGTCTATGGGCAGATGTTGCGCCGTGCGACAAACCGAGAGTTAGGGATAACAGTATGACGGTTGATGAGTTTGGGCAAGCATTGTTTGAAAAATTGCTAAAAGGGGGAATTGATGGGACTTTAGAGGCTGATTTTGGACATGGTTTTATACGCTTCATATTCTACAATCTGTCTCCCGGCTACTTTGACGAGGAAGTGGTAGTGAGTTTACAAGAGTGGGGCGCAGTCGAACATGCGGTGCTTTTGGAGCGGGTTTATCAGGAATTGTTACATCGGATTGTGCAGACGAAAGGAGAATAGAGTGATTAAAACTGAATTACCCGTTGTCTGCACTTTTTGGCGCTTGCAAATGGCGCTTGCCCCCTTGCATCAATTTGAGGCTGCTTGGGTGAGCCGCTTACATGATATCTGGAAACAAGGCGCGCCGTCGCCTGTCAGCCAATTGAAACAGCCTGCGCTTTATGACGAACGTAAATCAGACGATTTCAACGGCAGCAATGGCAATTTTATCGCACGACTTGTCAGACGTGATTTATTGGTAGTATACTTACAAGAAGTAGCGCGCGCGCGCGGGATTTTCATAGACCCCGACCAAGCGGGGGAATTGGTGAGCGGGCGCTACAAAGTGGAAGGGCAAGCATAAATGGCTGAGGAACAAACGGGGTTCTCCGTTCCGAAAACCGAAGATGGTAAAATTGATATTGACAAACTCCCTAAAGAGATTGCCGATCTCATCAACCATAACTTAAGTGAAAAGCGCGAAGCGAACAAAGAAGCGCAATTGGCAAAAGCGAAAATCCGCGAAATTGAGGCGGCGCGCGAAAGTGCAGATAAAGAGGCGCTAGAGCAACAAGCGCAGTTTAAGACCCTGTACGAAAAAGAAAAAGCGGCGCGTGAAAAAGTGGAAAACGAAGCCCAAGCCCGCCTGCTTGGGTTATTGCGTGAAAAGGTCGGGATTAAGGCGGGCTTGCCCGAAGCGCTCATTACCCGCTTACAAGGCGCTACTGAAGAGGAACTAACTGCCGATGCCGAGTTAATCAAAGCGGCGCTGCCCCAAAGCACGCCGCCTAAACCGTCTGGAACGCAAAGCAACACTACCCCCTTACCGCGCGGGACGCCATCAGGGAAAACAGATGATGACATTCGCGCGTGGTTACGGAGTGGCAACGAAAACCCCACCTCCGAACCGCGAAAAGAGGGCAATACCCTCATTTTTGGAGGATAATTCCACATGGCATACTCGAAAACGACAGACCTGAACAGTCTGTTTAGCAACATCTATGAAGGTTCGCGTTATGTGCTGCGCGAAAACGGCTTGTTGCCGCCATTGGTGACGAACCTTAGTGGCGATACCTACGCCCCGCGCATTTTCAGCCGTACCACGCAAACAACGGGCAGTGCTTATAACGAGGCGGCGGCGTTGACGGAAGCGCTGCTGGCAAAAACGGCAATTGGCACGGCAACGCCCATCACTGTGCGGCATGGGTTTTTACTCAGCGACCAATTGAAAATGACCGACCCTGACGGCGCGGCGCGGCGTGCCTCACAAGAAGCGGGGATGGCAATCGCGCTCAAAATCGATACCGACATTGCGGGCTTGTTTGATGACATCAGCGCTTCGCGCGGGTCTGGCGGCGCGGCGCTTACCTTAGCGCAAGTGGCGCAAGCAATGGCAGACTTGACACAGAATGCCATCGGTTTGGGGCGGCGTTATGCCGTTGTCGGGGTCTATACGTGGTATGACATCTTTGCACAACTCACCAACGTCACGACCAACCCCACCACGTTTAGCGCCAATGATCTTGTGAATCAAGCGATGCGTGATTACTACCAGCAAACCTATGCGGGCGCGCTGTGGTTTCAAGCGCCTGTCATCGGCACAACG